TCACGCCGCCGCCGTGCAGGACGCCCGGCTTCTTCTTCGCCACCCTCTTGCACCTCCAATCGCCAAAGCTCGAGGGGTATGGATGCGTCTACGGCTTTTTCGGAATGTTGAGTGCCATCCCTCAAATCCCAGAACGCTTCTTGCGCTTTGTCGAACACGTAATCATCAGGGCGCGCCAACCGCCGCGCGTTGTTGACTGCTTCTTGCAAAGCAACTTCTCTTGCCGCTGTACGCTCTTCAATTGTTGTCATTGTGCGGCTCTTTCTAATTCTTCGATCGATTGTTCGTTGACCCAATCCGTCAAGTTGGCCCAACCATTTGCAGCGCAATGGCCGTGATGGCAGCGGAATGCACCGTAATAATCATTCTCGGCGGCAGGTTCACGGATGGCAGCGCCGTTGTCAACACCGCCGCCGTGATCATCTTTCCATGGGCAGCTCATTTCTGTCCAGCCGCTCAAATCTGGCTCGTGCTTCTTGAGCATGTTGTGCTGGTCAAGCCACTTGTGAATTGTCGCGAACATGCGATTGCGCTCAATCGCTTCTTCGCTCGGGAGTTTTTCCCGATTGACCCTGCGCCCCATGATCTTGAGCTGGAAGCCGTCCAACAACTCTTGCGGCGTCCAGCGCGAGCCGTTGTGTTCCGCTGTGCGCGTTGTCCAACCGCCGTAAGCCTTCTTGCCGTTGAGGTGGCCGGGCAACCTGCCGACGCGCGTCACGCCACTCATGCCAGGATCAGCGCCCAACAGCTTGCCAGAGATGAATGCGCGGATGAGCCCATCAAAGCGCGCCATGTCACGCTCTGGCTCGTGCAAGAAATACCACCACTGCTCGTTGCCCGGCGATGTTTCGATCTTCCACGTTGGCTGCATGGCGTCGACGAACGCTCGATCCACCTTGGTGCCCACGTCGTCCACCATGAGCGCGCAGCCGGCACTGAACGTCTCGGTGCGGCGGCGGTAGGTGCCGTCCTGAGCGCGGCGGAACGCGCCCACCGTGACGTAGGCGTTCTGGGCGCAGGGGAAGGGTACCTGCTCGCCTGGGCGCCAGGGTCGGGGTCGCCAAGCTGTTGGCCCTGCTTGGTGCGGGTCACCAGGAAACCCACACAAAATTAGCCGTTCGTCGTCGCCCAAGCCTCGGGCCAGGTCGACCAAAAAATCCACAGATTCGCTCATGTTTTTCCTTTCTGCGTTGTTTTATAACGATATTTTGCTGTTTTCGCCTTTCTGATGGCTGGCCACACACGATCTGTTGAAAATATGTTGCCGGCAAGGCGTTTTCGCGATATGATACCAGCTCGACCAAGGCAGAACTCAGAAAGGAAAACGGATCATGGCTCGGATAGCTAAAGTTGGAAAGTCGGAAGTCTACGCTGCTCACCTCGAACAATCGAAAGGTGAGCGTGGAGATTGTGCTGTGCGCGCTGTTGCTGCTCTTACAGACACCAGCTACGAAGTTGTACACTCCATCATGACGCGCCGTGGTCGCAAGCACGGCAAAGGCACGGCGTGGGCGATCATTTGGGCAACGATCGAAGAACTCGGCTTCACCGTCGCCGTGCGCAACGCCACGAGCTTCATCCAACGCTATCCCGGCTCGCACGCCACGGCGCTCAAGTCCGTCACCACACATCATCCCGATCGTTTCCCTGACGTTTGGAAAGATGGCAAGCGTTACATGATCTCCACCCGTGCGCACGTGCTGGCCGTGATCAACGGTGTCAACCACGACTGGACGCGCGGCAAAGCCAAGCGCGCCATCAAGATCTACGAAATCGTCCGCAAATAACTCAGAAAGGAATATCACCATGTCGCGCCCATCACTTCAGAACCCACAGATCAGCGTCGGCGTCGTCACCACCGGCTACGCCTCGCGTCAGAACACCGAAGATGGCCCAATCGAGATCTGGGTCGATGTCTTCCTGGTCGGCGCTGACGATGCCACAGGCCGTCGCTGGATCCTTGCCGAGCGCGAGTTCAGCACCGAAGACGCCGCTGCCGCCCTGGTCGCCAAGCTCACCCACGACCCGATCTCGGCCCCTGCGCAGTGGCTGACTTCGTCTCCGGCCTACGGCAGCGAAGCCTGGGGCATCGACGATGAGCGCGACCTCGCCTGCTTTGAGGCCGACGCTTACAACGAGCCTCGGCCCCAGTGGTAGGCCCGAACATGAAAACCGAAAATAACCCAGAAAGGAAATTGATTATGAACACCACGATCACTCGCACCTTCGCTGCTGCTGCGCTGCCGCTCGTGCACGCGCAAATCGCGAAAGCCGTGAAGCTTGCCACTCGCCTCGGCGCACCGCAACCCCTGGTCACGATCTCGGACGTCTACCAAGCTGAGACTGGCCGCTCGAACCAGATCACTGGCGTCAAGATCACCAAGGCCGTTTTCGACGCTGACATCACCATCGCGCCGCTCCAGTACAACGGCTGGACGCTGCGCGCGCGCATCGAGCATGACGCGCGCATCGGCACGCTCGTCCACTGCGTCCCCGGCCAGAGCGTGCCGGAAGCCTACCGCTCCGCCGCGCCCACGTGCGACCACTGCCAAGCCAAGCGCGCGCGCAAGGACACCTTCGTCCTGCAGCACGATGACGGTCGTTGGTTCCGCGTCGGTCGCCAGTGCGTTGCTGATTTCCTGGGCCACAGCGTCAACTTCTACTTTGGCGAACGCATCCTGGGCGAATTGAACGACGACGCCTTCTGGGATGGCCTCGGTCGCATCGAGCCGTCGTACTCAGTCGCTGACGAGCTCGTGCCGCTGGCTGCAGGGATCATCACCGAGATCGGCTTCATCTCGCGCAAGTCGGCTGAGATAGATGGCGGCACCACGACATCATCGCTGCTGATGGTCGCGATCAACCCCATCGACGCTCGCTCGCTCAGAGGTGACCCGATCACTTACGCTTATGGCCGCGAAGATCTGACTTCCAGCGAACTCGCTGCGCGCGCGTGGGTCGCTGCCGCCGCTCTGCCGACCACGTTCGTCGCCGACTTCTGCGCGTACTGGGCTGATGTTGCGGCGCGCAATGAGTTCGAAGATAACTGCCAGAAAATCGTCGCCACCAAAGAGATCACCACGAAGCACTTCGGCTTGTTCGCGGCTGCGGTGTTCTGCTACTTCCGCCACCTCGGCCAGATCGCTGAACGCACAGCGAAGCCTGCTGCCGGTGAATCTCACCACGTCGGAGAAGTCGGCAAGCGCGAAGTGTTCTCTGGCCTGACCTGCACCAAGGTCATCTCGCTCGACACCGACTTCGGCACGCTGCACATCAACAAGCTGCTCGACGCCGCTGGCAACATCATCGTTTGGAAGACCGGCTCTCACCGGCTGGCCGAAGGTGAAACCTACACTGGCAAGTGCACGGTGAAAAAGCACGACGCATACCAAGGCATCAAGCAGACAATCGTCAGCCGCTGCGCTCTCCAGCAAGGAAATTGATCATGTTCATTCGTTTTTACAACACCGGCATCCTGCCCACTGGCATTCCAAAAATTGGCAGCGGTTGGCGAGCCTTGTTTGTGCAAGAGCGCCGCAAGTATGCTCTGGTCCTGGATTGGGTGACCGGCGATACCGCTAAGGTGTGCAAGACGCTGCTGCGTGGCGCGCAAACAGATCTGCCACGCAAGCTGGTCGTCACCCGCTGCATCGCCAGGATTTCTGCGGGCAGGAAGCGCACCGAGATAGAGCGCGCGGCTTGCAGCAGAAAACAACCCGCAACAATAGGTGCCGCATGAACAGAACAATCAACGCGCGTTTCGCTGGCACCTGCCATTGCAGCCGCCAGTTTGCCCAAGGTGCGCGGATCACCGTCGACGCCATCAAGCGCGTGATCGCTTGTTACGACTGCATCGCAGATCGCAAAACTGAGACCATGCGTCGCATCCTAGTTGCCATCGACCCCATCGACCCCAAAAAAGGAGACTGACATGTTAGAATACGTAAAAGACACCATCGCTCTTGTTCTACTGTTTGCTTTGTTCTACTGCCTCTTGATCATCACAGCTTAACTCAGAAAGGAACTTCACCATGATCAACTTCAAAACAGCCACCACCACCGAGCTCGTCACGTTCTACAACCAGCACGCCACCAAGCCCATCACCAAGTTCGCCGATCGCAAGACCGCCGAGCGCCGTGTTGCTGCCCTGCTCATATCACTCGACAACACGCGCCAACCGCTGCACGTCAACAAAAAGACAAATCGTGGCGCAGCCATAGCGGCGTCCTGGCAAGACAAGAGCGTAGCCGCGCGCCGCGCCGCGCGTCACAATGTTCTGGTCGTCACGCCAAAAGGCGGACAGATCCAGCACAAGTCTGTGCGTCAAGCCTTCATGGTGTTGGCGCTGCCTCTGGGCCAGCACATAAAGTTTCGTGGCGAACTCAAAGCCTCTGGCAGCGCAGAATTCGGCGGCTTTAGGTTCAAGTTGGTGAACCGTTGAAAAAGCATTTGCCGGCATTTGTCAAATCAACGACAATGCATTTCAGAAAGGAGAATGGATTATGAACATAACTGTCCGCATCACGAGCAACTATGGTCAGCGCGCGGTATATCCAGTTTGCGAGACGTCTTACAAATTGGCTGCGTTGATTGGCACCAAGACGTTTACGGATCGAGTTATCAAGCAGCTCAAGGAACTAGACTACACAATTCACGCTGAACAACACCCCACTCTTTAGAAAGGACAACTCTCATGACTTTACCATTAGCAGCGCTCGCCGACACTCACGCACCGCAGCTTTCCAGCCGGTACCAATTCATTTCCACCCAAACCATCATCGAACGTTTTGCGGAAGAAAACTGGCACGTTGAAACGGCGCACACGGCCAAGCCGCGCAAGCGCAACAATGCGTTCACCAAGCACGTCATCGACTTCCGCAATCCTGAATTGAAGCCTGTAAACGGCGCTGTCCCGCGCATCTTGTTCGTCAACAGCCATGATGGCACGTCGCGCGCCAAGGTGTTGGCCGGCATATTCAGCTTTGCTTGCGAAAACGGCTTGGTGGTCGGCACCACGGCTCACCACGAAGCTGTTCGCCACACCGGCGACGCTGCTGCTGATCTGGTTTCTCGCATGCGCGAGATTGCGCGGTCGTCTGCAGATCTGTGCAACGTCATCGAGCGTTGGTCCAAGACAAAGTTGACTAAGCCGCAGCGCCGCCAGTTCGCGCTCTTTGCGGCACAGCTGCGTTGGGGCAATGCGCAACTGTATTCTCCGGACTCGCTGCTGGAGGTGCTGCGCGAAGAAGATGATCGCGGCGATTTGTGGGCCACGTTCAACGTCATCCAGGAACACACGGTGCGCGGCGGCGCTGAAGGTGTGAGTCGCACAGGCCGCATGACGCGCGCTCGTCCATTGAACGGCATCACGCGCTCGTTGGATTACAACTCACAACTTTGGCGGCTTGCCGAAGAAGTTTCTGGCTGGTAAGGAGAATCAAAATGCCCACAATCATTCGTGACCGTTCCGCTGTGCGCGGAGCTCAAATTGAAGATCTCAATCACACATACGGTCAACTCAGCAACGATGCCGGTTTCAAAGGTTTCAAGTCTCGCGCGGCAGCGGAAGTGCAAGTTGATATGCTGCTTTTAAAAATAAATCCATTTCAAGAGGGTACGATTAGCCACAAATTGCACGAAGAAATTTCTAATCAAAAACCCATCGAGCCGCGTTCTGAAAGCGGCGAAGCGCGGAAGCGCGTTGTCGTCCAGCGCGTGATGGCCACGTTCACAGGTGAATCCAAGCCGCAGACAGGTTCCCTGCGCAATCAGATCTTGCTGTTCATTCAGCAGTGTGAAAACCACACCTGCACAGCCAAAGAGCTGCAAGAACAATTCAAGCAACCCATTCGTGGTCACTTGCAAAAGCTGATCGAAAAGCATCA